CCCAGATTTCGTAAATTAATGGAAGAATATAGACAGCGTAAAGGTCTTGCTGATATCTTAGAGGTTTAATGAAAATACACGAATACAATCAAATGATGGCGTATCTTACGCGACCCGCGGTCCCCGATCCAAGTTCCACGGACCAAGGAACGCGAACCGCGGACCGTGAATCGTACTACACGGGAGGAAGAGTTGGGTATAGAACAGGCACGACGGTACGCGGAAGTACCATCGCGATGCAAAAACCTGTAGAGTTTTATGTCGATATCGTAAGAAAAATGATTCAAGACAATACTTACACTCCGCCCGTAAGCATTAATGCAAGAGAAGTAGGTACAATACCTAATTTTCAAAAAGCCAAAGAATTGGTTAAAGCAGAAACGGGAGAAAGTTTTGATGTTTTATACAATCGAAATGTTCAAAAAAGAAAGAAAATAAAAAGAGCCACAGACCCTATTAAAAGAGAAAGGGATCTAATTTCCATGGCAGAAAGAAAAGGAAGAAGACGAGCTGCTAAAGTTGATCCATCTGATCCAATGAAAATAAATCCACGAGAACAGGCTTTAAACTTCGAACAACGTAAAATAACTAAAAACTTAAATAAAGTTATAAGAGATAACCCGGACTTGGTTATTAAAAATAAAGACTTTATGGACCAGTTATCAACAACAGTTTCTAAGGAAGGTAATATTATAAAAGTTACCCCTACGTTAGATGACATTAAAAACAGAGGAATTATTGAAATTGATCACCAAAGAGATATTTATAAAATGGGGAGAGGCAAAGATCTTCCTTATAATAGAAATTTTATTTTAGGTCCTTATAATCGCGAAGGAGGCTTTAAAAAAATGGCCGAAACTTTCATCGAAAAAAATCCTGACGCTACTAACGCTAAGGTTAAAAATATAATTAAAACAGCAGAAGAGCTAGGAGTGACTTTACAACCGAATGTTTCTAAAGGAGTTTTTCCAACTAAAAGCGTGGGCTACAAACAAGTAGGAGGTCCAGTGGACAAAATTAGTAATGCCGCTAAAAAAGTTTTTGGTGTAACAGGATTAAAAAAAGAACTGACATCTGCTCCAGATTCTCTAAAGTTTAAAATTGGAGAAGCTCTAGGCTGTATCGGAAAGGCTTCAGGAGGCAGAGTAGGTTTAAAAGCAGGAAGTGGACTTATGCAATGTATTTCATCTAAACTGGATAACGATCCTCAAGCAACGATTGCTAAAGTAGCTAATGAGGTTCCTGAAACTAGAGGTCCAATTAGAAGTGCGCTCGGTATGACCGGAAAAGCATTTGGAAGATTTATAATGGGGGCTTTAGGTCCTACAGGCATAGTTGGTTTAAATGTGGGATTAGGAGCCGATCTAAAAAATACCTCAGATAGAATAGGTATAGAAGCAGAAGCGGCCTTTGCACCCGAACTTGTAAAAGCAAGTATAGGGGCTACCAAAGGAATGAAAAATAGATCTGCACAAAAATTTGTACAAAAACTTTTAAATTTAGGAATGAAAACACCTCTTGCATTAAAGGTCGCAAGAGTAGCATCGCCCCTGGGTTGGGTAGCTTTAGGTGCTGAAGGAGCAAAATTTGCATATGATGACTATCAAAAACGTAAAGAATTTATAACGCCTGAAACAATTACAAAAGCACAACAAGAACAGTTCGATGCAAACCAACCGATGTTTAATGAAGGCGGCCGTGTAGGTTATGCCAAAGGACCCAAAGATCCAGGTCGAAGATTATTTATAAAAGGTGTGGCTGCAGCAACAATGATTCCAATTATTGGCAAATATTTTAAACTTGCAAAACCTGCAGCTAAAGTTGTGGGACAATACACAGGTCCAGTTATTGAAAAAATTAAAGGACTAGAGTGGGTGCAGTTTCTTGCTAAACGACTTTGGGATGAAGGAGCTGACGTTACTAAACAAGCCTCTACAATGGATGGTCAAGTGGTAAGAAGAGGTACATTAGAATCCGGTGATGAAGTGGATATGATTTATGATACAAGAAGTGGAGATGTAAGTTTTGAAGTTTCTCCTAAAATAAACCCTAAGACGGGTACTTCAACACATTCAACAAAAAGTGGTGCTCACAATCAAGGATATGGAGTAGACTATAGAGCTGGTGAAATTATTGACGAAGGTAAACACGCTGGTAAAAAAACCAGAGCCGAAATAGACATTGCTGAATCAAGACCCGTTCGAACGAGTAGGGACGATATTGAGCTAGATCTTGATTTTACTACTGCAGATGATGCAATGTCTGATTTAACCGAATTAGAGGCCTTTGCGAATAAAAAGAGTGTTAAACAAATTCATAAGAAAAAAGGCACCAAACCTAAAGAGGTAGATCCTGACATAGATCCAACTGATTTTTTTGATGAGGATACTGGTATTTGACATTGATTAATATAATTAAACAGGTTAAAACAATCAGAGCGGAGAAATTAAATGGCTGATATTGATAAATCGTTACCCAACGTTAAACAAACACTAAATATTCCTAATCCAGAAGAAATTCAGATAGAGGAAGAAAAAAAATTAATTGAACAACAAGGAGATAAACCTATCGATGTTCAAGAAAACGAAGATGGTAGTGTTGACATTGATTTTGACCCTTCTATTGGAAGTGTCGAACAAGGTAATGACCATTTTGCAAATTTAGCAGAGTTATTACCGGATGACGTTTTAGATCCTTTAGGAAACGAACTTTTTAATAATTATACCGATTACAAAACATCAAGAAAAGATTGGGAACGATCTTATACATCAGGATTAGATTTATTAGGATTTAATTATGATGATAGAACCGAACCTTTCAAAGGCGCTAGTGGTGCAACACACCCAGTGCTTGCTGAAGCTGTTACACAGTTTCAAGCCTTAGCTTATAAAGAATTATTACCTGCAGGTGGACCCGTACGAACACAAACGGTCGGATTTCCATCTCCAGACAAAGACCAACAAGCCATTCGTGTAAAAGATTATATGAACTATCAAATTATGGATCAAATGAAAGAATATGATGCGGAATTTGATCAAATGTTATTTTATTTACCTTTAGCAGGATCTGCTTTTAAAAAAGTTTACTATGATGAAATTATGCAAAGAGCGGTTTCTAAATTTGTTCCTGCAGATGATTTAGTTGTTCCATACACAGCAACTTCGTTAGATGATTGCGAAGCTATTATTCACATGGTTCGTATGACTGAAAATGATTTAAGAAAACAACAAGTGGGAGGATTTTATAGAGATCTAGAATTAAATCCTTCTTATATGAATGAATCTGAATTAGAGAAAAAAGAAAGAGCTCTTGAAGGAACAACACGAGGAAGAGATGATCGTATGTATACCCTTCTTGAATGTCACGTTGATTTAGATTTAGACGGTTTTGAAGACGCTGGACAAGATGGCGAACCTACAGGAATTAAATTACCTTATATTGTAACATTAGAAGAAGGTACAAGAAAAATATTATCGATCAGAAGAAATTATGAAGTGGGCGATGCAAAGAAAACTAAAATTCAATATTTTGTGCACTTTAAATTTTTACCAGGACTAGGTTTTTATGGTTTTGGTTTAATTCACATGATTGGTGGATTATCAAGAACAGCAACCGCTGCATTAAGACAATTATTAGATGCAGGGACTTTATCGAATTTACCCGCAGGATTTAAAATGCGTGGAATAAAAATGAGAGATGAAGCACAAGCTATTCAGCCAGGGGAATTCAGAGACGTTGATGCACCTGGAGGAAATTTAAGAGATGCTTTCATGCCACTTCCTTTTAAGGAACCTTCTCAAACACTATTACAACTTATGGGGGTCGTAGTTTCTGCAGGACAAAGATTCGCTTCCATAGCGGACCTGCAAGTAGGTGATGGGAATCAACAAGCAGCAGTGGGTACGACCGTAGCTATGTTGGAGAGAGGCTCCAGAGTTATGTCGGCTATTCATAAAAGATTATATGCTGCCATGAGACAAGAATTTACTCTTCTAGCAAGAGTTTTTAAACTTTATCTACCACCCGTATATCCATACGATGTTGTCGGAGGCCAAAGGCAAGTTATGCAAACGGATTTTGACGACCGCGTAGATATTTTGCCAGTTGCGGATCCAAATATATTTAGTCAAACTCAGCGTATCTCCCTTGCGCAGACGGAACTGCAATTGGCATCCTCAAATCCAGAACTTCATAACCAATATGAAGTTTATAGAAACATGTATGAAGCTTTGGGCGTTAAGGATATTGATTTAATATTAAAAAAACCACCAAGACCCATGCCAAAAGACCCGGCATTAGAACATATTGATGCTTTAGGCGGAGTTAAGTTTCAAGCTTTTCCAGGACAAGATCATAGAGCGCATATTACAGCGCATTTAAATTTCTTAGCTACAAATATGGTAAGAACAGCCCCTATGGTGATTGGTGTTATTGAAAAAAACTGTTTAGAGCACATCTCTTTGATGGCACAAGAGCAAATCGAACTAGAATTTAGAGACGAAATGCAACAATTAGCGCAAATGCAACAAATGATGCAAAATCCGCAAGCAGCACAGCAAAATCCGCAGTTACAACAACAAGTAACGTTCCTACAACAGAAAATTGAAGCAAGAAAAGCTGTTTTAATCGCTGAAATGATGGAAGAATTCATGAAAGAGGAAAAAGCAGTTACTTCTCAGTTTGATCATGATCCAATTGCTAAATTAAGAGCAAGAGAGCTCGATATTAGAGCAATGGATAATGACGCGAAACAAAAAGCGGCTGAACAAAAACTTAATTTAGATCGTATGAAGGCTATGATGAATCAACAAGTACAAGATGAAAAAATAGATCAAAATGAAGAATTAGCTGAACTAAGAGCTGATACATCAATTGAGAAACAAGAAATGGCTAATGCTAATAGGCTTAAATTAGCTGGCATGAAAACAAAAACAAATGGAAGGAGCAACTAATGACAGTAGGTAAAGGTTATGCACCGTTAGGTAAATCAAAAGTGATTGCTACACCGGATGCAAATAAAAACAACAAACCTGTTGCAGCGAACAAGGATAAAAAAGATACAAATCCTGTAACTGGAACAAGAGCCGCTAGACCACAAAAACCAGTAACTTGGTACTAGTATGGCTTGGTTTGGATTAGCTAAAATAGCATTACAAGCGGGTGGTAAAATTTATGCCAACCGTCAAAGAACAAAGATGGCAATGTCTGATGCACAGTTAATGCATGCACAGAAGATGGCCAGTGGTGAAGAGCAATACCAGGGCAAACTTTTAGAAGCGCGGCAAAACGATTATAAGGACGAAATCGTTCTTTGCATTTTGACACTTCCCATAATAATTTTAGCATGGGGAGTCTGGACAGACGATCCGGCGGCTATGGACAAGATAAAAATCTTTTTTGATCATTTTTCGGCATTACCGAAATGGTTTACCAATTTATGGATACTTGTATGTGCCAGCATATTTGGTATAAAGGGAACACAAATATTTAGAGGAGGAAAAAAATAATGGGAATATTAGGATACGGGTATAAAGCTTTAAAAGAAGGAATTAAAACTATTAAAAGCGTTAAACCAGGAACTAAGTTTAAAGGTCAAAAAACAGTTAATCAAGCTAAAATGGATGCTTCTATAGCTCGTATTAAACAAGGAAGTTTTGAGTTCAAAGAAGGAGTGAAAAAGGCTGTGAAAAAAATGAAGGATATTAAAAGTAAATAATGGTAAACCCTAGGTGGCGACCTGAAATCGCAAATTCAAGAGTACCCTTAAAAGGTACTTCTAACATCACAAAAACAGTTAAACACACTCTTCCTCCAGCTGAAGAGTACACTGGATCATATATTGAAGGTGATTTGGGTGGTGTGAAAGTATCAAATAAGAGTTATAAGAAATATTATAAAGGACTGATTTAGTGGACCCCTTAGTCATTGTTGCTAAGTTACAAAAAGTTCTACAAGATAATCTTCAAAGAGTTGGTGACTCCATGATCAGTGGAGCTGTTGACAA